CAGAAGGGCGTGGCGCTCCAGAGCAACGAGCAGATCCGGCCCATCATCACCCTGAAGCCCTACCGTACCTTCCAGGAGGTGGAGCAGCCGGAGAGCGAGTTCATCCTGCGGCTGGATGACGAGGGGCGCGTGGGCATCATTGAGGCGGACGGCGGAGCCTGGAAGATGACAGCCAAGGCCAATATCGCCGCCTACTTCGAGACCACACTGGCAGAAGAGGTCCACTCCGGCTCTGTGGTGGTGATGCTGTAATGACACCCCGGGTCACCATCTGCAAGGACAGGACGGAGTGGCTGGAGGCCCGCAAGGAGGGGCTGGGCGCGTCTGACGCGTCCGCCCTCCTGGGCATCTCTCCGTGGAAGACCAATGTGCAGCTCTGGGAGGAAAAGACCGGGCTGACCGTTCCGGAGGACATTGGGGACAAGCCCCAGGTCAAATACGGCAACGATGCGGAGCCTCTGCTGCGGGCTTTCTTTGCTCTGGACCACCCAGAGTACGGGCTGGCCTTTACCCCTTTCAAAATCATTCGGCACGAGAAATACCCCTTTATCACCTGCACCCCGGACGGGGAGCTGCTGGAAGCGGGGACGGACCGGAGGGGCGGTCTGGAGATCAAGACCACGGAGATCATGTCCTCCTCCGGTTGGAGCCGGTGGAAGGACCGCATCCCGGACGAATACTACGCCCAGGTGTGCCATCAAATGCTGGCGACGGGCTGGGAGTTCGTGGAGCTGCTGGCCCAGATCAAATACACAACAGCGGCTGGCGAGGACCGCAAGGAGGTCCGGCACTACAAGATCGAGCGAGCGGACTGCCTGGAGGACATCACCATGGTGGAGCAGGCGGCGGTGCGATTCTGGCCCTTCGTGCAGGAGCGCCGGAGACCCGCCCTAAAGCTGCCACCCATTTAGAAATTACAAGGAGGACAAGGATATGACAGCACCGAGGACTTGCGAGCGCTGCGGCGCTCATTTGGACGCCGGAGAGACCTGTACCTGCCAAGACGAGGCCATGCAGGAGGGCACCGGCTCCATGGAGTTTGTGATGGGCACCAGCCTGGAGCAGTTGCCCGCCACCATCGACTTCAACTTTGAGCAGTTAAAGGCCGGGCTGGCCGTCAGTCTGGCTACCTACACCGGCCTGGTCGTCACCGAGGACAGCATCAAGGGTGCCAAGGAGGACCGGGCCAGGCTGAACAAGCTACGGGAGGCCCTGGAGACCAAGCGCAAGGAGGTCAAGAAACAGTGTATGGCCCCCTACAACGACTTCGAGGCCAAGGTCAAGGAGCTTGTGGGGCTTATCGACCAGCCCATCTCCGCCATTGACGGGCAGCTCCAGCAATTCGAGGAGGCGCGGCGCAGGGCCAAGCGTGAGGAGGTCCTGGCCGTCTACGAGGAGACTGTGGGTGAGCTGCGGGGCATCCTCCCCTTCGAGAAGGTCTGGAGAGACGAGTGGTACAACATGGGAGCGACCATGAAGAAAATCCGGGAGGCCATCGTTGCTCTGGAGGCCAAGGTGGCCTCTGACCTGGAGGCTTTGTCCGCCGTGGAGGGCGAGTTCGTGGATGCGGTGAAGGTCAAGTACCTGGAGGCGTTGGACCTGAACGCGGCCCTGAACGAGCATAAGCGGCTCCGTGACGAGGCGGAGAAACTGCGGGCCTACAATGCCAGACAGGAGGCCATGAGAAAGCTGGAGGCCGCTGCTCCCCCCAAGCAGGGGGAGCCAGTGCCCGACGGCGGGTATGGGACCTGGGAGCCGGGGGGCGGCGCGTCCGTTGAGACACCCCAACCTGTACCGGAGGAAGAAAAGGTCTACCTGCTGCGGTTTGAGGTCAAGGTCACCAAGGCCCAGGCCGCCGAGCTGGCCCAATATCTGAAAGATCACAACATCGACTTTGGGAGGATTTAACCATGGCGGTCAACAATAGTTTGCAGCCCCAGAACAAGAAAAATCTTCCTTTCTCCGTTGCCATTCGGCAGGAGAAGTGGCAGGACCTTATCCATAACACCCTGGGGAACGAGGAGCGTGCTTGGCGGTTTGTTGCCTCTATTACTTCCGCCGTGGCAGTATCCCCTGCCATCCAGACCTGTGATGCCGGGACGGTCCTCTCCGCTGCTCTTCTGGGCGAGGTGCTGAACCTCTCCCCGTCTCCGCAGCTCGGCCACTTTTACATGGTCCCCTACAAGCAGAAGGAAAAGCGAGACCGGGATGGGAATGTCCTCACCCCGGAGCGCACAGTGGCCCAGTTCCAAATCGGCTACAAGGGGATGCTCCAGCTTGCCATCCGCTCCGGGTACTATCGGAAAATCGTGGTCCTGCCCATCAAAGAGGGAGAACTGCTCCACTGGAATCCCATGGAGGAAGAGATCGCCGTCAACCTTATCGACGACGAGGAGAGACGGGAGGCCGCGCCCACCATCGGATATTATGCCATGTTTGAGTATGTTGGCGGCTCCTTCCGCAAGATCATGTACTGGTCTAAGGCCAAGATGGAGCAGCACGCTGACCGGTACTCCCAGGCGTTTTCTCTGACGACCTACCGCAAAATCCTCAACGGAGAGATACCGGAGAGGGATATGTGGAAGTATTCCTCCTTCTGGTACAAGGATTTTGATTCGATGGCGCAAAAGACCATGCTTCGGCAGCTTATCTCTAAGTGGGGCATTAAGTCCATCGAGCGGCAAAAGGCGTTTAATGCGGACGAGGCCGTCATCAAGGACAACCTGACCCCGGAATACCTGGACCCGGAAGGAAACGCGCCAGGAGGGCTTGCAAGCCCGAATACCGACGCTCTGCCGCCTGCTGGCGAGCCTGGCGTTACCGAGGAATTGCCCGAGGGGATTTTTGGCGGCGAGGCGCAGCAGCCCGTCGCGTAAGGAGGGCGCACCATGCCAAAGACCAACGAAAAGGATGCCTACTATTTCCCCCATGACTGCAACGCGCGCAACGACCCCAAGATATTGGCTCTCCGCTCCGTGTTCGGGGCGGAGGGCTACGGGGTCTACTGGATGCTGATTGAGATACTGCGGGAGCAGCCGGACTATAAGCTCCAGGTCACCAAGTACCTCTATCATGCTCTTGCTATGCAAATGCAGGTGCAAAAGGAGCGTTTGCAGGAAATCGTGGAGGCGTGCTGCAACGAGTTCGTGGAGGGGGACAGTCCCCTGCTGGTGAACGACGGGCAGTATCTCTACTCCGCCTCCCTTCTCCGGCGCATGGACAAGGTGGACGACATCTCCAGGGCCAGACGCGAGGCCGCCCGGAAGCGTTGGGAGAAGGAGGATAGCGGGGATACCGGAGGCAAGCCGGATACAAATGGAGAGCAAAAGCACTCCAAAGGAAATAAAAGAAAAGGAAATAAAACCAGACCAGACCAGAGGAAAACAGAGAAAAAGTCAAAAGACCTTTTCGCCGCCTTTGCAGGCGACGATGCTGACCTTCTCTCTGCCCTCCAGGGCTATGAGGGGATGCGGAACAAGATCAAGAAGCCCATGACTGACGAGGCCAAAAAGCGGGCGCTTGATAAGCTGGGCCGATTGGCCGCTGACCGGGAGGCCCAGATCGCCATACTTCACCAGAGCGAGGACCGCTGCTGGGCGGGGCTGTTCCCGTTGAAGGACGAGGACGGATACCAGACCGGCTCCGGCGGTGGCCGGGGTCGCCTGGAGGCCCAGGAAAAAATCGGGGCACTCCAGGGCCTATACTCCAGGTTTGCGGAGGGAGATTCGCTATGACAAAGGCAGAGGTCACCCAGATATTTGCGGTGCTGGCTCTGGCCTATCCAAGCGCGGAGCTGTTCAAGGCATCCTCCAAGCAGGCGTTGGAGGAGAAACTGGCCCCCACCATCGGCCTGTGGGCCACCTGCCTGCGGGATGTGGACTTCTGGACCGGGCAGCAGGCGGTGGTAAGGGCCTGCCGGACCTGCAAATTCCCTCCCACCATCGCGGAGTTTCTGGAGGCGGCAAAGGCCGCGCAGGAGGAGACCAAGGGCGAGATCGCCGTTGCAGCCAGGACGACCAGGAACCTGTACCTGCTCCACGGCAAGGAGCGCGGGTATGAGCTTCTACCGGACAGGGCGCGGAAGGTCATAGACGCGATGGGCGGTATGGATGCCTTTGCCCCGCCGGATAGCTGCTGCTTTGCTCTGCTGGAGTTCGAGGCGACCTATGAAGCCATGTTACGGAAAAACCCGGTGGGCTTGCCTGGAGGGGCCAAGGCGCTGGGGTAACAGGGGTGAGTATCATGCCAAAGGCATATATTTGCCCGTTTTGGAAGTGGGACAAGGGAAAGGCCATGAGTTGCGAGTGCTGCCGCATGGACTTCCCCGACGACGATGCCAAGCGGGATTACACCGAGCGGTACTGCGCCAGCCTGGAGGGCTGGGAGAATTGCAGTATCGCCAGGGCCTTGCTGGAATTTTACGAAAGGACGGATGGAGATGCCGGAGAGAAACATTGACAAGATCAAGCGCCTGGAGCATGAGCTGGGGCGCTATCGCAAGAAGGTGGCCGATGACGAAAAGGAGAAAGCTCTGCTGCGGAGGCGGTTGGAGCAGGCCGACAAGGGAAACCAACAGACCCAGGCCATGGTGGATGCCCTGCTGACCGCCGTTACCCTCCAGTGTGGCGTGGATGCGCTGGACCCGGACGACACCAGCAAGGTGCTGGGCAAGCGCCTTGTCCTCCCCCGCTTCAACTTCCTGGAGATGCGGACAAAATACGAGGTCCATGCCCGAAAGGACGAGGAGAGCGGCGGTTACATCATCGGCGTGGCAGAGAGAAGCCCGGAGGAGCAGGACGATGGGCAGGCGTAGCGGATACCTGGACCGGCTGGCCGCAGGCCAGGCGGCCAGGGACCGGAAGACCAGGATGTTTGCCCTCCAGCAGGCCAAGGACATGATGCTCATAGCCGCCCATAGGGAGTTCGGCTTTGGGCCGGAGCGCTGCAAGCGGCTGGGAGATGCTTTTGACGAGACCTTCTCCCAGTATGCCGACATCACGCTGGAGGATGCCAAGACCGACAAGGACATCTGGTACACCAAGGAGCGGGTGGACGGTGCGCTCCGGGAAGCGTGCGGGGAGCACTTTGTCCCCTGGGAGGAGCGTTATGGAGGATAAGACACCACTGGACCTTGCAAGGGAGCGAGAGGCCACCGGAGATGTCTGGTACTGTGACGAGTGCGAGTACATCGTCATCATCAAAGGAACGCCCTACTGCGGTATATCGGGCAAGCTGCTCCACCCCATGATGTTTGAGCGGGGGCAGGGCAAGGGTGCCGCTTGCTCCTGCGGAAAACGGAAGGAGGCCAGAGAGATGGGGCTGACAGCGGAGGACCTGGCCCGGCTGGGGCCGTCGGCCAGGCGGCAAATCCTGGAGAAGCTGGGAATGCCACAGACCAAGGGCCGAAAGTACCACAACGAGCCGGATACCAGAGGCAAGATGCACTTCGATTCTAAGAAGGAGGCCCGGCGGTACGACGAGTTGATGGTCCTGCTCCGGGCCGGTCAGATCAGGAAGCTGGAGCTGCAAAGACAGTTTACGCTCCAGGAGAGCTACATCACCCCGGAGGGGGAACGAGTGCGGGCCATCAAGTATGTGGCGGACTTCGCCTACGAGCGGGCCACACAGCCGGATGTCACCGGTGAGGTCCACTGGCTGCCGGTGGTGGAGGATGTGAAAAGCACGGCCACAAAGACGGAAAAATACAAGATCAAGGCCAAGCTGCTCAAAGAGCGCTTCGGCCTGACGATTACGGAGGTTTAGTATGGACATCAAGAGAGGCGACATCGTGTATGTGGAGATACCCTACGCCACGGGACACGAGATGATGAAGGACCGGCCTGCGGTGGTGGTTTCCAACGATGCCATGAACTACACCGCCCCGGTGGTGAGCGTGGTCTACCTGACGGGCAGTAAGCAGGCGGACAGGCCCTTCCATGTGGAGGTATGGGGAGCCGCGAGCGCCCGGCACGGTTCCTCCACAGCCCTTTGCGAGCATATCTACACCGTGGACAAGTCCCGGCTGGGTAAGCTCATGGGCACCTGTTCGGAGGAGGAAATGGATGCCATCGACAAGGGTATCCTTCTGTCTCTGGCCCTGGGGGACGGTAAGTACAGAGCGGGCCAGGGTATCCAGGTGCCCCCCCCCGCGCCGGAGGCGCGGCAGAAGAAAGGATGACAAGAATGGAAGCAATATCGAAACTGATCGCCAAAGACCTCCTCAAGATCAAAGCCGTCTTCTTCCGGCCGGAAGAACCCTTCACCTGGGCCAGCGGCATCAAAAGCCCTGTCTACTGTGACAACCGCCTCACCCTCACCGCGCTGGAGGTGAGAAACGACGTGGAGACCGCCCTTGCGGAGACCATCTGGAGGGAATACCCCACGGTGGAAGTCCTCATGGGCACCTCCACCGCAGGCATCGCCCATGCCGCCATCACCGGCCACATCATGGGCCTCCCCATGGGCTACGTCCGCTCCGGGAACAAGGACCACGGCCGGCAGAACCAGATCGAGGGCAGGCTGGAAAAGGGCCAGAAGGTGGTCGTGGTGGAAGACCTCATCTCCACCGGCGGCAGCGTCATCGAGGTGGTCAACGTCCTCCGGGAGGCCGGGGCGGAAGTCCTGGGCATCGTGAGCATCTTCACCTACGGCATGAAAAAGGGCCTGGAGCGCCTGGCAGCGGCGGGCGTGAAGAACGTTAGCCTCACCACCTTCGACGTCATCGCCCAGGTGGCGGCGGAGGAAAACTATATCCGCCCGGAGGACATCGCGAGGCTCATCGCCTTCCGGGACGATCCTTCGGACGAGAGCTGGATCGGAGGAGGCAGGTAAGATGGAAAACGTAAGAAGCCTGATCGACATTTTGGAGCTGTCCACCCAGGAGATCGACGAACTGGTGGAGGTGGGCACTAAGATCATCGAGGACCCCGCCGCCTACGCCCACAAGTGCGACGGAAAAATTCTGGCCACCCTGTTCTTTGAGCCCTCCACCCGGACCCGGCTGAGCTTCGAGTCCGCCATGCTGAGCCTGGGGGGCCAGGTGCTGGGCTTCTCCGAGGCGTCCAGCTCCTCCGCTGCCAAGGGCGAAAGCGTGGCCGACACGGTGCGCACGGTCAGCTGCTACGCGGACATCATCGCCATGCGCCACCCCAAGGAGGGCGCCCCCTTCGCCGCCGCCCAGTTCAGCGAAGTCCCCATCATCAACGCCGGCGACGGCGGCCACAACCACCCCACCCAGACGCTGACGGACCTGCTGACCATCCACAAGGAGAAGGGGCGGTTTGACCACCTGACTCTGGGCTTCTGCGGGGATTTGAAGTTTGGCCGGACGGTCCACTCCCTCATCTCCGCCA